AAGGTAAACCTATAGTTACTGTATCTGTAGCACTTACTGCTACTTCTACTTCATTAGAAGTACCACTAAATGTTATTGTATTACCATCACTAATTGTTTCTGATGAAGAGCCATCTGATATTGTAAAGCTGTTCATATTACCAACACCAGTACCAGTCAAGAAAGCACTTCTTGTTTGTTTCCTTAACGCACTAGCAGAATCATCATAAATAAGTATGCTATCATTATTGTCAGCAGTTCCCTCATTAGTTTGACCTGTAATAACTGTTGCATCTACAGCAAAAGTATTAGCAGATAAACTAAGTCCTGAACCTGCAACATTACCACTTGTATTTATAGATATTACAGAATCTCCACCCATACCAGAATGTGATGTACAGTAGTAATAAAGATTGTCAGCAGTAGCAGCATTAACAACTATCTGTGTATATCCACCAGAAGAACCAGCAGAACCAACAACTGTTACTCCTGTTGTATATGCAGAACCACTAGCGTGTGTACCATTTTTAGTTGTAGATAATCTAAGTGGGTGTCCAGAGTTAGAACCATCTGATTGGTCAAACCTATATGTTACACCAGGTACAAGTTGTATATTTGCTGATACTTCACCATCTAAATAATATCTATTACCAGAACCTGGATTAGCTACAGTAACTGCAAATTCTACTATTGCTGTGTTGTTTTCTAAATTTAAAATTTTATTAGTAAGCGTTTGTGAATCATCTAAATCTACAAGTGTTGCATCAGATACAGCAGTATTTAATTGTGCAAGTGTTGTAGTAATTGTATTTGTACCTAAACTTATTGATTTGTTTGTAAGTGTATCGGTAGAACTTTCAGTTACAACTGTACTATCTACTGAAAAAGTAATTTTATTTGTACCTGTAGTTGTATCTATACCTGTACCACCTTCTAGGTCTAATACTTCTGAATCTAAATTTATAGCTATATTACTACCAGAATCAGCAGAAATATCTAAAGAACCATCATTTGATTGTGAATCTACATAAGCTTTTATTGATTGTTGTGTAGCACCTTTAGTAGCACTATCTGATGACATATTATCTTCATCTAAAAATAAAGATGTATTTATAGCAGTACCATCTTCATTAATTATGGTATCTATTCTGTCATGTACATCATTAAACATTTCTGCCATAGCAACAAAACGTACTTTTGCTCCTATTGAATGTGCATTTAATCCACCACCAAAATTATCAATGTTTCTTGTAACTGTAAAGTTAACACCCGATTTTACAGTTACATAAACATATTCTCTAGTTGAATCACTATCTGGACTTATAACTAAATAAAATCCAGAACCAGAGCTAAAATCGTTTATTCCTCCAGGAGATGCAGCAACAGATACTGTTGTATCAGAACTGCTTGCAGATAATGCAGATATTAATGTACTTTCATATGCGTTTTGTAATTTTGTTTCTCTTGCTACCATCTTATCCTAAGTTACTTACTGCTAATCTACCAATACCTAATATTCTAGATATAGATGTAGTAGTAGTTTCAGCTCTTACACCTCTTACTCTTACAATACAATATTGCGTGACAGAACCTAAGTTTCCATCTTCAATAATTGGATACTGAACAGATTCTACCACACCTCTTATAGTTTCACTAGGTTCATGTAAAATTAATGTAACAGAATCACCTTCTTTTGTTTTTAATGTTTGATAAATAGTTTCTCCAAGTCCAGTAACTCTAAGTCTTTTTCTATTTGGTCTTTCTATTTGGTCAGATAAATTTATTGGTATTGATACAACTACAAGTTCTGGTCTAGGTAATGCTCTTATAGCTATAGACCTAAACTCTGGTGAAGATGTTAAAGCTGTATTAGGTGTCAAAACAACTTTTGCATTTACGTATCTAGCATTTCTGTTTAGTTCATATTCAACACCGCCAGTACCAGAAACAGATTGACCTACTAACTCCCAGTTAGAACTATCTGGATTATCTACAGTATCATAAATTGTAGATATAAATACGTCTATTTGTTGACCACCACCAAGTTCATTGTGTTCTACTTCAGCACCTACCCATTGTTTTTGTTCTGATGTAAAAAAATCTGCATTAGGTATGATTATATATCCAGTAGATACAAAACTTGTTGATGATTCTTTATATATATCTTTTCCTGCACCTACAATAATAAATTGACCATTTGCTTGTGTAATACCTGTTATTTCAGAACCTGTATCAATTTCTAAATCTCTTGCTAATCCTGCAGTAGGTAAATAATATCTCCATAAATATGCTTCAGTAGATGATTCTTTTATACCCATGTAGATACTATCTCTTGTGCTAAACATAAATTTAGGAGATGCATCTATACCAGAAATTATCCATTCTTTTATTAATTGTCTATTTGCTAATACATATAAATCATCAGCAACTGTTAACTGAGAACGATATAATCTACCAGTATTTGTTCCTATTTCTTTTGTTCCAAACAAAACAATACCTTCTGCTGCTTCAATACTATGAACTTCTTCAAAAGGTACATGTGTTTGACCTTTTAGTGTCATTGTTCCTGATATATCTTTTATAGAATAAATATTACTATCAGTACTAGCTGCTAATACAACAGCTCCTGCATCCACTACATCTTTTATATCATGTGTATTTTCTGATACTAATAATGCAGATGCAGTAGTTAAATCAGAACTAGACCATGTTTTACCAAAAGGTTTAACAGCCCATAGATAAGATGCACTAGAATCTTGTCCACTTATAAATAATTGATTTTTAACAAACCATACTCCAGTTAATCCACCTGCAGATGTTTGTGCAGTTGTTTCCTCTGACCAACTAGAACCATCAAATTTAATTAATTCTGAAGCTGTTGTACCATTTGCAGTTGTTAAATATAAACCATTACCAAATGCTGCTATACCTGTGAAGTTATTATTTATAGTTAAACCTGTTGATACTGCAGACCATGCAGCTCCATCATTTGTAGATACATAAATATTTGTTGTATCTGTAAGATATAAATAACCATTACTTGTTCTTGCTATATAATTGTTTGAACCAGCAAGGTCATTACCAGAACCTTTAACATTTATTTCATCAGTTGCATTTAGCAAATGAACTTTATAACTACCTTCTTCATCACCATGAAATACATCAACACCTTTAGAATCAAAAAATCTTGTAATATCATCTTCAGTACCATTTCTTTTATGTGCTGTATCAAGGCCTTCTCCACCACTAAAATTACTTCTTGAAAATATCTGACCAACGTTTGTAGTAATATCTTCTGGATTTACTGCAAGATTTATACTTTGTTGTGGAAATTCAGCTGATTGTATTTGTAATACTCTATCAGGACCTGTAGCTGTACGTAACAATAAATCATCTAATTGTACGTTATAACCTTTTCTTTTAGAGAAATCTACTTCTGATGCTAATGGTACTCTTGCCATTATATGCCTGGATTATGTGTGCCATTTATTGATACAGATTCAGGATATCTTGCTCTTAAATTCTTACGTGCTTGATTAATTAATATTTGTTGATATTGCAATAAAGAGTTTCTTATACTTGTAGAAGAACCTACAGGATAAACTGCAGCCTGTAATGATTCTGTAATATAATTCTGTGTTACCATAGGTAAATCTCTTCCAGAAATTATCTGTGCAGCAACACCTGCCATAATTATTGGCTCATATTCTGTTTCTATTCCAATACCAGCTAAAGTAGAAGACTCACTTGTAGGTGCAATAAATTTCTTTTTAAATGTTACATAAACTGTATGACCTGAAGATATATTATAAAATTGTAAAGCATTTACTACTGATGGTCCTTCTGTATATCTTTTAGTTCTAGATACACCATCTGAGTCAGTAAATGTAAATGGATTAGGTAACTGTACTATTTGTGTAGATACTGGACTAAATATTGTACCTGTTGAATCTGAACCTGTAGAAAAATCTGTATATTGTGATATAGCTTTTAAAGGATTTACTAAATAATTATTTGTATCAACATCTTGACCATGTGTTCCAATCAATACATATCCTGTATCTGCTGTTGCTGTTATTGTTTCTACTGCAAATAAAGTAGGATATAAATTTTCTACTTGGTCTGATATGGCATCAAATACTACTTTTCTAGGAAATGGTGGATTAATTTTTAATGTATCACCTGTAGAATGTGCAGCAATAGTAGTGCCACGTGCGGCTCTTTTTACTGTTATTTGTGAAGCTGTTGTATTTAAAGAAGATACTAACATTATTTCATTATTAATTTCTAAAAATGCACCAGTACCTAACGCATCTTCTTCTTCAGAAGTTAAATACGTTGCATCATAATCTATAATTGTATCTGATGTTGAATCAGTCAATGCGTCTTTTAAAACAGTAAAAGATACTACATCATCATTAGGTTCTAAATATTCTCTAAAAACCCTGTCTATTAGGTTGCCTACAGTTGTGCTCATAGTAAACCTATAAACTAACTAATATTAAATCTATTTTTCTTTCAGCACCTTCAGAACTAGCAGATACTAATTTAACGTATCCACCTACTGAATAAGCATGTGTATATGGGTCTAATACAGTCCAATCATCAACTGATTTACTAAATGTTAATGCACCAGCTGCAGATGTTTTTACATCATAAAAGTTTGTGCCATCAAGACTAAATTGTACAGAAACTGTTGAACCTGTAAATGCTGCAGGAAATTTAATACCTGCTATTGCTAATCCTAATGTATCTACTACATCTGATGTTGTTTCACCACTTGCTATTGTTGCTGTTTTTGCTATTGCTTTACTCATATTTTCCTAACTATAGCAGAACTTTGAGGAGGTATTGCTACTCCCCCAAAGTTTCTGCTAAATATTTACCTATTAAGCAACATCATTAATCATACAGTGGTATGAAGGAGGACCGAAGTCGTATCCCATTTCCATGTAGATTGCTTTTGCTACTCTTGCGTGGTCATCTTGGTCAATGTCACGTACGAACACAGTTCCAAATCCTGGGATATTGGTAAATACTGGTTGTACGAATGCAAAGTCAACAATAAATGCTTTGTTGGCTGGCATTATGTTAGGGTCAATGACCATCATTCCAATTGAACCAAATGGTGTTACAACTGTATCAATGTCTATACCAGCAACATTTCTATCACGTGGTAAGACAGCAGCAGTTAATGCTCCTGAAATAGCTCCATCAACTGTTAGTTCTTTGTTAAGGTCTAACAATTGTTGTGGACTAACTAAAAGTACAGGATTTTGCATAGGTGCAGAAGCATCATAAAGCCTCTTTAAAGCACCAGCAATTGTATCATAATGTAATTTTTGGTCAGTTCCAGAACCATCACCTGATGTATCGTTATAGTAAATGTTACCATTGATACCACCAGCTGCAGCTGAGTTGTTTGCATTAGCATTAAGAGCTAAGTATTCTGCAAGACCACGCATTTCTCTAGTTCCTGAACCAGGAGTAGTATTTGCACCGTCTGCGAATGTTCCGTTAAATGCGAACCATTCTACTTCTCTTGCTACTTTTTCCATTGCTAATGCCATTTGCTCTGCAAATTCATCAACAATAGGATTACCATCACTAAAAGCTAGTTTATCACCAGCTGTAGTTGTTCCATCACCATCAGATGAGTTTGCAATATTTGCAGACAAATCAAATGGATTTTGATTTCCATATGACGCCATAGCTGTGTAAGTCATCTTGACACCTTTGTGAAATACCTGCGTAGTTCCTGTAAATGCAACTCTGTCTCTACCTAAATATTCAGTAGGTTGTGCACCTTCTTGACCTTTTGTAGGCTCAGAAGAAACAGTTGCGTTATCAGCAGCTTGGATTTGGAAAAAAGTAGAGTTAATTACTTTACCTCCATTTAATCCACCTGTTGCAGATAAGAAAGGTGTTCTTTGACCACCAACACGGAATAGCTCCCCAGAAAAGTTATTAATATTCTGGGCATAAATTGAGTTATTGGTAAGCGAAATTGCTCCCATAATCTACCTCCGTTATTATCTTGTATTAAATTATTACTTTTTTTCTTCTTGGTCGAGTAATGATAACTTTGCTCTGATACTTGCTTTTGGGTCTCCGCTTGCAACTATCTTTTGCAGTTGGTCCATTACATCGGTTGGCACTTCTGATTGTGAATTTGCATCAAGTGCAGCTACTCTAGCTCTAGCATCATCTTGAATTACAGGTTCTTGTTCAGGTTGTGGTGTATCCTCAACAACTCCTTTTGGCTCAAAACCATACTCATCTTTAGCAAACTTAGCGATAGACTCTTTTTCAATTGGTCCATCATACACTTGTTTCAACGCCTTACCGAAACCTTTTTGAACATCAAGACCGACTTCCTCAAAAACTTGATTAAGTTCTTTCTCTTGATAAGAAGCAAGTTTAGCTTCAAGCTCTTTAACTTCTTTATCTTTACGTTCGATAGTTTCTCTCATTTGTTTTGCACCTGAAGATTCAGTTGCATCAAATTCATTTTCCATTTAGTACCTCCTCTATGTGTTTACCAATCAGACAAGACCATAGGCATCTTGCCGCGGTGCTACCTTACCACTTGACTTATACTCTGGTAGCTTAAAGCTATAAGTCCATTACTCTACGTATTTAATACAAGCTTCCAACGTAGGCCTGAAAGCCGATTTGTAAGTCTATTTAGGCGGACTTAGCAACGCACAAAACTATTATACACTATCTTTCGGTTAATCCAATAACCCTGTCACCTTTTTGTCTAGAGCCAGTAATAAAAGAACTTTCTGATTGTAATTCATCTGCAGCTCTAGCTATTTCTTTTCTTGATTCTATATCTCCAATAGCTGCATCTTCTAATGCTGCAAGGTCTATTTGTCTACCTACTCCTCTAGCAGATGACATAATATCTTGTGCAGATTCATATAAACTTGATGCTTCTTGAACATTTAAACCTTGTTTACGTAATTCATCAAATCTAGCAAATGTAGTACTAAAACCTCTAGATGATGCCTGTGCTTGTAATTGTAATGTAGCTATATCTCCTGCTAAAACTTTATCTTGTATATCTGGATTAATTAAAGCACCAAAAATAGTAGGTGCATCTAGACTAATATTAAATCTATCTCTAAACAATCTTTCTACTTCTGGTATTTGATTAGAGACACCTTCGTAAACAGTATCAATTCTTTGTTGAAATTCTAATCCTGATACTTCATTTGCTATTAAATTTTCAAATTGTTTTTCAAATGCATTAAAATCAGTAATTCCTACTTCAGCTAATGTGCTTTTATAAGTTGCTATAGTTGCTAATGCATCTATCTCAGACATAATTAATGTACCATCAGTTCTTTGCAAATATCCAAACTCTTGCTTCCAGGTATTAGATTTACGAACTGCACCCATAGCAATGTTAGCATCTCCGTATTTAGCCCATGATTGTGCAAATGTTTCTAGTAAATTAGGAGATAAAAAAGAATATAAAGCACTTGCTTTTTCTAAACCTTTTTGATATCCAAAATCAACATTTGGAGCAGCTGTACTTGATGAGTCTGCATAAAAATCTGCACTATCAGTACCTGTAAATATAGAACCACCAGGGTCTGCTCTACCAACATCAGCTTCTGCAGGGTTACGAGAATATCCTACTGCTTCAAGTTCTCTAGCACGTTCTTCTGATACTTCGTAATAGTTTTGACCATCTGTTCCCTGTCCAAAACCTAAATCTTTACGATAAACTCTAACCATTATCCCTCCACATATTGTGTAGCTTGTATTATACCTGTGCCAAATTGAGACATCATAGCTTGATTTAACTCATTTACTACTTTAGGTATATCTCTATTCAATCCTTCTTGTCTTAAATATCCATTTTCTGTAGATGTATCATTTTGTCTTATTATATAATCTAATGCTTCATCACTATCATCAACTTCTATACCCCAAATATTCTTAATAGCTTGTTTTTTAGCTAATAAAATGTTCTGCCAGGGTATATCTATATCGTACATTTGATAGGTTGCAAACCTTTTTTCTTTTAAATCTTTAATAAATTGCTGCTCATAGTTACCAATATTACGTAATTTACCTGCTTCCTCAGAAATATTTATTGTTCCATGTTGTGATTTAGGTAAATATTTATTTAAAAGTTCTTGCACTTTATCTTCGTTAGTTGTTACCTGTGTTACAGATTTACCATCTAAAACACTTAATAATCCTGTATCTATTTTATAAGGTGAAAAATCATCTAATACTGCATTAATTTGATTTACAGTTTTTGTTTGTGTCCAAAGGCCATTAGCCCATTGTCTAGCCATGTATTTAACAGCTTCAACAGGCACTTCTCCACCATTTCTTTGAATAGTAGCATTTATAATATCAATGTAATCTAAATAGTTACGTTCGTATTGTAATGGGTCTGTTCGTTTTATATCATAAGAATCTATTTGTGATTGAGTAAAACCTAAACTAGATATAATTTGACCATAAGCATCACTATTTTTAAAATTTTCATATGCTACTGCAACATTACCATCAGCTAATAAAACATATTTATTTAATTCATCAACATATCTTTTACTATTCCACCATGGTGCATCGCTTTTAAGACTTGCAACAGACTCTTCAAAACCAACAATTATATCTGCTGCATCATTATCTATAAATAAATCAATATTACTAATGTTTCTAGGAATACTGATTAATCTATCATTTTTATAAAAACCACTTAAAAATTCTTGATTATTAGTTTTTACCAAGATACCTTGACTTTCCATATCATCTCTTGCTTCTTTTTCAGTTATTTTTATATCTTGTGAAAAACCAGGAAAGTTAGTTAAATCAGATAATTTTGCACTTTCAGGTGTATCAAAAACATAGATAGCATCACCAGCATCTACAATTATCTTATATTCTTTTGTATCTTCTATATATATAATTCCAGAACCATCTGGACCTTTTATTTCATATCTCATTAAAAACTATCCATCATAAATTTAATACCTGCATAAGATTTTTTAACTACTTCTTTATATTTTAATTTTTCAGGTTCAACAACCTCTTCTTTTTTTTCTTCTTCAGCCATTATGTACCTCCAAACATAATCTGTAATAATTGATTTTGATAAGATTTCTTACGTTCTCCTGCTTCAAACTCATCTATTTCTGATTCAAAAGCTGTTTCGAAGTTTTCATCAAATATACCTGCTTGTGTTCTTCCACTACGAAATTGTGATAAATCTAAATTTGTATTTGACATTGAGTCTTGTGGAACTAAACCTTGTGCATATGCTTGGTCATCAAACGCTGCTAGTGCTGCTTCTGACTCCGCAAAAGCTGTTGAATAACTTTTTGCAAGATTAGTAGACCAAGTATCTAATTCTTGAGTGGTAGGTTTTCTACCTAATTTTGCATAGAAATATGCTTCTGTAAAATCTTCTAGTTCTGAATCAGCAGGAGGTATAAAACTTCTTGCTCTATTTTTAGCATTTTGACTTTCTTCAAATTTTTTTTCAGCTTCATCAATACGTATAAACTCTTTTAAACCATAATTAAATAAATTTCTTTCAAAACTTAAATCTTGATTATCTTGTTGTACAGATGAAAAATATACAGGAGTTTCTTTTCTAATATCTGCAACTACATCAGGAGTTAAATTTATATTTCCATCAATAAAATTCATAACATCAACTATTGCAGTTCTTAATTTTTCGCTATATTGACCTTCAGTTCCTGCAAAATATCCTTTTGGAAATACTCCTGATTGTATTAAATAATCTTGAAATTGTTTTATTTCATTAGGAGTTGCAAGCCTAGAAATTATATCGTCTGTAGATACGCCAAAATATGATTCATCAGGTGCTAATTTACCTGTATCTGGTTGTAATCTTAAACCAACACCATCACCACCAAGTGATGCTAAGTCTTGTGCTAATTGCTCTATATCTCCTGATATACCTAAATCTTGTGCTACTTTTATTATATAGTCTTCAGTTTGTGATTTAGGTGCATCATCCTCTTCAACATTTAAAGGTGCTACAAATATATCAGAAAATGTTGCAAAATCTTGGTCACTTATAGCATCTTTAAGTCTTTGTTTTCTATCATCATCAAAAAATTGTGTTGGTAAATTATTGACTACTGTAACAACATTAAAATCACCTGTAAGCTCAATACCTAGTTGTGATGCATATTTTCTAATTAAATCTTTATATTGCTCCATTTTAACTTTCTGAAATATAATCTAAATATTCGTAGTCATCTCTATATAACTTTAACATAACACCTTGCCATACATTATAAAACTCTGGATATTCTTGTATTATTTGATTTGCTTTGTTATATATCCAAACACGCATAGTTCTAGCTTCTGGTGTAGTTGATGATAACCACCAATCTGGATTTTTACTTGGGCTATAAATTTTAGACAATCTTTCTGCTTCATCCCAAAATGGTTGAAATACAGCTAATCCTTGTGCAGCTTCTTGGTCAGCTAGTATAGGATTAACACTATAACCAGTTTCTGTTTTGTTAATCCATACACGTTTCATTTCTTCATATTTTTCAAGACTTGATGTTGATGTTAAAGTACCATCTGGGTCTCTTAAATAACCAGGTAAATTTTCAACTAATTCGTTTTTATATGTTCTTTTTAATATATCTTCTTGTACTTTTGGCAGTTCTAATTCTTCTACATTTTCTGAAAATGTTTTGTATCTTAAATATCCAATAGTGTCATTAATTGATTCTTGTGCTTGTTTAGGTGTCATTTGTTGTTTACCTCGTACAATATCGCTAAATGACCTTTCATCAAATGGATTGTCTACATTTAAATAATATGCAGTGCCTTTAGGTAATATTTCATAAATATCTAAATTTTCTCTTTTCCATTTTTCTGATGCACGTGTATAAGGTTCTCTAGGACCTTCTGTTTCTACATCACGAACAGTTATCCAAGGATGTTCAAAACCATACAATTGTAAGAACTCATTATATGTTGCTACTGGTTCTCCATCATTTTTATCTCTTATTCTGATATATTCCTGATATAAAACAGATTCACCCCAAAGATTACCTACATCATCTTTTATAAAAAATTGTGGTTGAAATCCTGTAGGACCAAAAAATTGTGTAATAAATTGATATCCAAATAATCTACCAGATGCAAGTTTTGAGTATTCTAAATATGCATCAGCTATTTGTCTTTTAGTAATAGTATCTGGACTCCATTGTCCTGGAAATAATTTATCTAAATGTTTATCTAATTTACCAGCATCATATAATTTATTATGTTGTCCTGCAGCCATACCATATCTAAATATATCAATAGTTGCATTAGCTCTAGCTTTTTCTGATTCGCTAGAACTATCATCTATTTGTTCAAATTCTTTTGTTTTTTGTACCCAAGCAAATAATTTTCTATAAGATGCAGATACTTGTTGTGTTGGGTCAACTAAATCTGTAATTTTTTCTGCTGGTGGAAATGTACCAAATAATGTTTCACGTATTTCATCTCCAATATCATTATCAGGTAATACTTTGTTTACTGCAAAAGCTACTACTGGGTTTGGTCCAGGAACAAAACCTTGTCCTAATAAGTTAATACCTGTTACATAACCTCTTGGAGATATACGCACATCTGAATCATCACCAAATATAGAATCTGTTAAGAATCCACCAAATGGGTAAATAAACTTTTCTTCATCAGGATTACCTGGTGCTGGTGAAAAGAATCCATCATCAGAACTAGAACCTAATGAGTCAGCTCCACCTAATCCTCTAATTACAACATGACCTTGTCTTACAGCTGCTGGATTTTCTGCTAGTATTTTTCCCCATGTCTGAAAGACTTCAAACCATACTTCAGCAAATGGGAATATATTTGCAACTTTATCTGATAATGCATGTCTTTGCGTTGTATCATACAAAAGTTGTTGTACACCAGATAAACCAAAAGCTTTTGATTGATTATCAAATAATGTAAAATCTTTTATTTTTCCTGATGGATACAATGCATCTAAACCTTTTAATTCATCAATTACAGATTTAGGTACTGCAGCATCTATAGCTTCTTTAATGTATTTTTTACGTAAACCTTTATCTAAATTTTTAAATCTATTACCAATAAACTGCCATCTAAATTGTTTGAAAGCTGTTGACCTATTTAAATAACCTATTGGTTTTGTCATTAAATGTTCAAATACAAAATCAAATGCATTATCTAATCCATCTAATATATTTTTATCATTTATATCTTCAGGAAACTTAACTGCTCCTACATCTAAATCTAAACCATCTGAATCAAGATATTTGCTTAATCTATCTGTTACTGCACGTTTTTTAAAGAATTTTATTGTTTCTTCAGGATTTTCAGAAAAATCTAAATAATCTTTTTTAGTTGCTTTTGCTGCATTAGTAATATCAAAATCATCAGCAAACAATCTACCTTCTGCTATTGCATATCTAAGATTTGCATTACCATTATCAGAAGATGTTATATTGTATCTATATTCCTGTGAGTTAGGTATTTTTCTATAATCTTTACCTTTAACAACATTACCACCAGTTTTAATTCTTATTCTTGCTTCTATTGATTGTAAATACTGGTCAATAAAATCTGCATCATCAAGTATTTTTTTATAATCTTGACCACCATAATCATATAAATTACGTCTTGCTTTAAAACCAGCATCACTATTTATCCAAGTTTTTAATTCATCACTACCGTATCTTAATTTTGCTACTTGTCTTGATATTTCATCATTACGTAACATAATTAATTCTGTAAAAGCACCAGATACGTATTTAGGTAAATTGTTTGCTAAATCTGCTTTTGTTTCTGCATAGTATTCAAGTCCTTTTGCATCTCTGTTATATTTAACTTTTCCTAAAAAATCACTACTAAGAAATGTTTGTTGAGCAGCTTTCATAGCTTCCTGTGATGACAATAGCTCTACACCATCTGCATTTGCTTTTTTTATACCAGGTAATTTTCTTAAACTTAAAAACCATGGGTCTTTTGGATTATGTGCTGATAACCATTGTATATATCTAAATGGATGATTATATAAACCATCTAAACCTTTCATAGCAATACGTGCTTGTTCTTCCATAAATACACGTGTGAAAAATGCTGCTCGTAATAAAACCATAGGTTTAAATACATTTCTTGTGTAATAATTTGCTAATTTAGAAAATGTATCATCAGTTAATTTTTTAGTATTAATAATTCCATTTTCAAATGGATTATCATCTATAGCACCAAATTTGAATTTAGCATATTGTTTCGCATCATATACAAATCCTGCAGCTCCAGTTAATGCTTCTTCAGATGCATCTGCACGAAATACTTTACCCATAGCTCTGTTTAAAGCTTTATAGTCAAGTAAAGGCACTACATCATCTGACATTTCACTAAACAAATGTGCAGTAACATGTTCTATATTTACAGCTTTTCCATCTTTAGGATTTCTTAAAGTAACAACAGTACCTCTAGAACCAACTGTAGGTAATGTTTCTTTATTTTTAGCTAAAGCATAAATTTTAGATTTTTTAAGACCTTCAAATGTTTGTTCTACAATTTGTGCTAATACTTCTCCATCTTTTTCTTTTGCCTTTACTAAATCTAAATCAACTTTCATTTGGTCATATGCAAAATCTCTTATAGAACCTTTATTTGAAAAATCTAATTTTCTAAACTTTTGTAGTTGTTTAGATGCTGTTTCCATATCATGTCCTACTATTTGCAAATGTGCTCCTAATTGTTTATATCCACTTGCAAAATTATTTAATGATATACCTAAATAAGGTACCATACCAAGCATTTTTCTATATGCTGGATTGTATGATGCATTAAATGCTGAACTAAAACCAAGATACTTTTCAAATTCTAATTTGCCATATGTTGGGTCTAAGTCATCAATTAACTTTTGTTTTTTAATCATTTCACCAGCAGCAGTTGTTCTATCAATAATTGTGTCATTTTTATTTATAGGTTTTACTTGTCTTAGTTTTTTAAGATTTTGACCAACCATATTGCCAAAACTTCTATAACTAGCATTTTCATTACCAAATGTAGATGCAACTCTTCCTAATGCTCTTGATGATATTGTTCCTTTTTTCTGCAACCTACTACCTGTTTCTGCAAGATTTCTAGATAATTTAGATAAAGTAAAAGAACCTTTAACAGGTAACAACCCATCTGATACTGTATCTAATGTTTGTAGTAAATCTGATGTTAAGTTATTTTCAGTTGTAGCTTTAACAACATATCCTTCATCCATCATGTCACTAAATATTTTTTGTATTTTTGCAGGGTTAGTTTCTTTTATTATTTCTTCAATAACTAATGGATGTAAATTTTTAAGTTTATTATTTGTTGCTACTGCAAATTCAACTGATTCATCTGTTTTTGCTAAAGCATTAAAAAATCCTTGCATTTGTCCTTGATTAAGTATTTCATCTTTAGTTACTTGAAAAAATCTTGGAACTCTACCAAATAATGTATATTCTTTTTTTAATTTTTTAGCAGCTTTTTTAGTTTGTTTTCTATTTGCAACAATATCTGTATTATGTTTTTTAAGTGTATTTGTTGTATAGTCAACAAGATTGTCAAAATTACCTGTTCCTGTTAATGCATCAGCTTCTTTAGCAGTAGTTTCAACAACATCATCTGCAATAGCTCTAGGATTAATTTTTACTGATTTACCAGTTTGTTTTACTATACCTAATTCTGAAGCTTCAAATGCTTTGTTTATACCTCTAAAACCTTTTCTTAAATTACGTAAACCTTTTAGGCCTTTACCACCAACAAGCTCTGGAATTATTTGATTTACAGCATCTAATGTTCCAGATAAAGTATTAAACGCAACAGTACCAGGTGCATAAATATCTGCTGCTACTACTTTTCCTGGCGAGTATTCAAGTAATTCATTTGATTTTGCCCAATCAGGTCGGTAATAATCTTGATTAGTTTGACCAGCAAAAAAATATCTTTGTTTATTTCTACCTGCATAAAAATTAATTTTATTTGGATTATATGAAGATGTGTAATGTATATTGCCATTTGTATCAAATTGTTTTATTGGTGTTCCAATATTGTTATATATAAACTTTTTAGCTTCTTCTTCTGAATATCCATATTCTTCTATTAAATCTCTGTATATTGGAGTTTTTGTAGCATCAACAGATTCTATTGTAACCTTTGTACCTCTATCAAAATTGACTGGTTTACCTGCTAATACTTGTCTAAACATGTTTGCAAGTAATGGTTCTCCTCCCATTTTGTGAGCTTCTTTAATAATATCAATATGTTTTTTAAAATCTTCTATTAGGTTTGTATCTTTACCAATATTTTCTACTTCTGTCCAACTAACATCTACTTGCAACCTATCTTGTGCTTGTTGTGGTGTGTAGCCATCTTGTATTAATTTATCGAATTGTCTTAAATCTCTTGCATATGCTTGTGACCGACCTACTGTAGCTATTTGTCCAGGCACTAAAGCATTAATTGGTGCTAGTACAGAATACTTTCCAGAGCCACCAAGACTAAATGTTTGGAATAATGCGTCTAACCCAGCAAAAATCCAAACACCATATTGCACACCAAAAGGTTTTACACCACCTGGAGCAAAACCAGCAGTAGCCATATCCCATATTGTCATTTTCATATTTTGTTCTAAGTTTTCTGGTTGATATTTTTCGTATAACTCAGTCCAAAGCTCTGCTTCTTTTCTTATTTTATTTTTAACAAGTTCATCTTCTATCTCACCTACAGCTTCAAAATTAGGATTTATATTATTTATACCCATAGCAACAACTACATCTGTAGGTAAAGCAGGATATTGTTCTGCTATTTGTTGTATATTGTTTACTAATTCTGGATTTTGTTGAAATGCAAGTTTGTAATTATTAACTTGACTTAAAGCTTTTTTATATGCTTTTTCTTTATCTTGTTCTGCAAAATAATCAGGAAACAACATTATACGTTCCTGTTATTTATTAACTCCAAAATTATTGGTGATGGGTTTGTTTGATAAAGAGCCTGTAATATTAAATCTGTATTGTCAGATACAACCATTGGCATATCTCCAGGACCAGTAGGTACACCAGCTGTAATAGGTTCAGTAGGATTTTCTGTAGGTGCAAACACATTAGGAGCTACCATTGGCGGTGGTGTTGCTTTAGGTAAACCACCTCCAGCAGAAACTTGGTCTTCTAATTTTTTTCTAGAACCATAATCTCCACCACGTGCAGCTACAGGTGCTGTAGGATTGCCATCTGTTCTTTGACTCAATGCTCCTGGACCAGAAACTGCATTAGATGTTTTAGCTTTTGGTTTTCTATATCCACCTCTACCACGATTATAAGTAGCCATCATTTCCCCTATCATAAAATTCTTTTGTTATAAAAATAATTATGCCTTCTGCTGGGTATATAATATTTTCTACTTTTTCTGATAAAACATCAAATTCATCTTGTACACCATACTCATTGTATATCATGTCCCAAAATTCATTTTGTACGTAATCTTCCATTATCCCATTCCAAATGCTTGTGCAATAGTAGGTGGTTGGGCCTGTGGTGGTAGGCCCTGACCACCTAATGCTTGTTGCGCTATCAAAGCTTCTTGTTCAGGTGTCATTCCTGGTTCTTCAGGAGTGTAAAATTGTTTCATTACTTCTGTAATAGAATTAGGTTGTTCGTATATTGCTATAGCAGCCATTGTAGCAGCTGGGTCACCTTGTGCTGACCTAGCAAGTATTGAATCAAATAAAACACCTTCGGCTTTACCTTTCCTAATTCTCTCTTGTACTTTCTGTATATTCTCTAAACCATCAATATTATCTTGTAAAGTTTCTGTATCAATAACACCAGCTTGTAATAATTGCAATCCTGTAACAATTTTTTGTGGTTCATCAAAACCAGCCATGACTCCGTATATACGTCTTGTTACAGTATCTCCTCCAATATCTTTTAAAGGTTGATAGTTTTCAGAAAATGCAGCACCGTTAAGATAACCACGTATAGGTTTCTTAGTTACGTCAGTACTCATAGCAATAATCATGTCCATTTCTAATCTTTTAGAATCCATTTGTTGAATACCTTTTTTAATAATTTCTCTGTATTCATTAATCATTAATGACATTGCACCATTTAATTCTTGCAGCCCTGCACCTGTTACGAATGAATTTGGTGACTGTGCGTCATCAGTTACTGGATAACCACCAACAAGTCTTAATTGTCGTTCTAATCTATCAATTTGTTGAAACAACTGATAAGGCATATTGTTTTGTGGTTTAGATACTTGTGTACCAGGACTTAAATAGTTTACAGCAAATCTACCTTTTCTATATTGTCCTGACTCTATTTCACCAGAAATGTTTGTTTCTGTAAAAACAGCATCTTCCATGGCTATAGCTGACATAATATTTATTTTTGCCATCATACCCATCAAACCAATAACATGGTCATATTGACCTTTTAGTTGGTCAAAAGATACTCTTTTCATAAAAACAAAAGGAACAGTTGATAATGCGTTTGGTATAAAATCTAAAATTAATCTTTTTTCTGGAAATACTACATAAGTACCACCTAGGTCATAATATTCAACAACTCTTACTCCTGCTCTAACATTATCTTCCCAATCATTAGAACTACCAGAATCATAGTTTAAAAACTGTGAAGGCACAGGTGTATAGTCTACATTATCTAAATCATCATCATCTGTTGCTAATATCTCTTTTGCAAACTCTGGATAAATTTGTGCAAGTTTATATCTAGGTATTCTTCTTATAACAGCCATTTCTTTAGGTTGTTGGTCTGGACCATAGTTTCCAGGATATGTATCATAAGGGTCTCTTAGTTCTGCAGATGGATATACAAAACCATTTTCATCCATTTTTGTTGTAATAACCCATGCACAATATCCATAACCAGGTATCCATCTAGATGCTTGTGATAATTGATGTGATAAATTTTGTTTATCATCATAAGCAGTAACAATACGTTCTAGTTTTTCTGCTTGAAACTTTGCTCTTTCTGATTCATTACCATTAGCAATATCTACTCGTACTTGAGGTACACCTGATATTTTTTGTGCAAGTCTATCTATACCTGATTGTAATAAATTAGGAGCAGGTAATAAATCAGCGTCTCCTGCATCCATACTATTGCCTAGTAATGCAGTCAGACCTTCTACTCCACCATTTAAAATTGCTTTAATTCTAGATTTTTGTGCTTGTCTTTGTTGTACTGCTTGACCACTTGTAAGTTCTGCTGCACTATCAATTATTTCATTGTAATTTTTTTTACCGATTGATTCTATTGCCATGGTGCTTCATTCATATCTGTAATCTTATAATCTCCGTAACTAGGTGTATAATCAGTTCCTATGTCTGCAAGACGTTCTTTTTGCATACGTCTAAAAACTTTCATAGGAAACCAACTTGCCATCACTATATCTGTTTTTTCCTTGTTTCTTTTAGAAACAGGTTTACCATCAAAGTATAACAACTGTTGCCTGTATTTTTGTATTTTAGCACTACTTTCTGAATCTCCTGTAGGTAAATGTATTTTTCTATTTTCAAACAAGTCTGCCATTGCACCTACACCATATAGAGGGTCATGTTTGTTTTTACCAGTCAAATGACCTTGTACTTGTATACCATTACGTAATGTAAACTCTTTTATTGATTCATCTAGCCTTATGGCAGATTGGAAACCATTTTCTTCTACTATCCAATGTCTACAGTCATAATGGTGTAACCAATCAGACATTTGGTCTAATGCAGCTCTAATACCTCCACCTTTACGATTTTCTAAATCTATAAGGTATAACTCGCCTCTATATGCATCTATACCCCATAATACAGATGCTTGAAAACCAGATGATGCAGGGTCAAGTCCAGCAACTAAATGTAAGTTATGGTAGTGTTCACCCATAATTAAATCAGGTCGCATACACTGGTCAATAATATTCATAGTAAAAATTTGTGTACCTTCTACATAAGTCTGGTTGTAATAAACCATTTCAAATATTTGCCTACCACCTGTAGATGATGCTGACCTAGCTCTAGACATCAACCAATCAAAACTTCTTTTTGTTGGCCATAGAACACAATCAACATGTTCTTCTGGTGTATGTTCTGGTAAATCACAATCTAATCTATGTGCTGTTTCTACTATTGATGTAAAGTTATCACTATCAAGCAAGTGGTGATATAAATCATCAGGATGTTGCCTACTACCAATAACAACTACAGCTGTATGTTCTTCTTTACGACTTGATAATGTAGTTGTCCACCATTGTCTTGTTGACTCTCTTGCACCAGGTTGCATAGTTGTTTGATGGTCTTCAATGTCATCAGCAATAATTAAATCACAGTCACGTGATAATATCTTACCACCCTTACCTACAGCAACCATTGTCGGTGATTTAATACCTGCTACTGTTCTAGTGCCTACAGTAAATTGATTTTGACTCCAGTTCTTACCTGACCTGTTATCAGGTTTAAAGTTTGTACCAGGTGGACAGTATGCATCACGTAGTTCTTCATTAGTATCTAATACGTCTAGTACAGCAGATAGAGCATTTTTTGCTATATCCTCGTTACCACCTACCCACATAATTCTTATATTTGGATTTTTGCATATTTGATACACAGCAAAATGTATAAGCAGTTCTGTTTTACCATGTCTAGGTGGGCTAAGTATCAACAGTTCTTTTCCATTATCTATAGATTCTATTATGTTACTTATCCAGTTCTTATGAAAGTCCGCGGTTTCATACTTCTGCCCTTGTTCTGTACGAAAATATTTTTCGCGAAAGCTAGAAAAATTTCTAAGGTTCCTTTTTGCTTCTTTGGATACTTGCCAGTCTTCGGCAGCAAGGGAGTTCCTGACATCTACTTTATAGGCTGCTGACATCCTGGAGACTGTAGCCGAGCTAGTATCAAGGAGAAGAGCTACCTCAGCTACACTAATGTCTCCATTAGCTAGTAAGTCTGCATAGCCCTCACTTACAAAAGATTGGTAATACTGACCTCTCCGTACACTAGCGTAGTCGCCATCATCAGATTTTAGTTCCCTGTTAATTGGTTTGGTAACCTTGTCGTTATGTCGCTTGTCAGATGCGAATTGTCTTTTCTGGCAAGTAGGAGAACAAAATTTTCTCTGTTTGCCTGTCAGACGCTTCCTACATCCTTTAGCTATACATACAACATTTTTGCTCATTTAACTAACTTTCTGTAGATGTTTGCGTAGTGCTAATTATATGGTAACATAACCACAATTACAAACATTCAATAGGAGTAATTTACTACAAGTAAAGGTGCCATCGGGAGGCAGAAAGCTTAGAATCGGTAGAACGATACACTAGAAAGACAAACTAAGTACTCAAGGGTAAATAAAATTATTGAATAAAACACAACATCTACTAATGCCCGCTACTGCCCAAAAAGACTGTAGCCACCTACTGTATTCTGGATTACCAGCATATTTTTTTATACATACTGTATATGTATTGGGACTGTAGATTAACACTGGTAGGTCAAATAACTGTCTGTACATACACTATATATAGTATGCCTATACATATCTAGATACTTACCTATTAGGTACAGCCAGTTACATAAATATACCTACCAGATATAGTATCCTTTACATTAAATACCACTATATGTAGTTAATTGATATACCTTTACTAGCTTATGGATACTATATATAGATACGCAGTATCTTGTGTTAATCAGGCACAATACTCTCTGACCAGTAGAACGCCAGACCTGTGTCTATCTTTAATACTGGCGTGACCAAGCCGAGTCTAGTTTCATATCAACAGTTTCAATATATCTATACCTTCTGGGCTCCGCACTATGCTTTTTTCGGGAAAGCATAGATGCTTCCGCTACAAAGGAGATATATTATGAATACTGTTGATTATAAAGAAACTATCGACTGTGGCTTATGTCACGAGCCAGTAGATAAAGAAGATAGAGCTCAGGTCCAAGGGCGTTCCAAGACTGGTGCGATATATTATTGGCCTGCCTTCATACACCAAGATTGTATATATAATCGTGGTCGTATTTCTATCTATGAAGCTCATAGAAATAGTCGTACCTATATAGCTAGGGCTAAAGCCAAGCTAGAAAAGGTAAATCAAATGGAATTAAAAATATGAAAAATTATATTCAATCCACTTGGTTTTATTATTGGATATGGATTCCTATTGCTTGTGCTATTGAATCCAGAAGCAATCTATATCAAGTATATAGCGAGCTTTGGTTAATCAATAGCATCAAGCTAGGAAAATATAAGCAATGGTTAGGTGGATAATGACTTTATATATAAGTATGTTCTTTATCGGAGAACATACTTATATCTATGAAAGTCATAGATATATTAGCTATATAGAAAGGAAATGTGATTACTTATGGCTAAACCAATGAATCCAGTTGTATGTGGTATAACTGGCGAAACACTCACCGAGTGGAATCAAAGGACATTTGTCCAACGATATATCAATGGTACGTTACAAACGCTACCATTGTATCTTGATATCGAAGCAGTCTTGGACTTGCATCGACAATCAGAAACATATATCGAAAAGAAAGCCAAAGAAAATGCTTTCGTCAACGCTGGGAACGTTAGTGACCCAGAAGTTGAAGAGATGGCAGATGGCGATGCTATGAATGACGAATACGATAGTGACAACACTATTGATTAGTTATTAATTAGTATTATAATTTATGTATATACTGTCGTTTTTCGGACGACAGTATATACAATACGAAAGGATAAACTATGGAATATGCAACAATTGGCGTAGGATTTCTTACAATTCTGTTTGCGAAATTTGTATATGATTTACAAGCTAGATTAGATAAAGAACCACCAAAGACGCCATTACAATTACAAGCTGAAGAATATCAGAAAATTTTGCCACAGGTTTGGGAGTAAACATGGGCGAGATGAAAAATTTAGTTGATACATTACAAAATGTAGAAAACGCATTTGAGGAATTATCAAAGTTTGTAGTAGAAACAAGAACACGATTGGACGCTATAGAAAAACAAATAACTATGCTAGATGAATACCTAGTTAAAGCGCAAAGTAAATATATGCAGGAAGGAATACCAGGTGATTTACATGAGTGATTTATCAGTAAATGAAGCTGATGGTATTGTTCTGATAGCTGAATTAGAAAAACGTTTTTCTTTCTATCCAGTAATCGTAACAAACGAAGATGGCGAACAAGAAATAAAAGCCATAATACCTTTAGTTAAAACTGTAATACAAACACCAGAGGAGGAATAATGCAAAAACATGACGTCTATGAAATGGTTGACCAAACAGGTAAAAAAGATGAGAACTGTTTAACTGTTGATTTCTATTTCGAGTCAGATGTAACTAAAGACGAAGCTGTAAGTCAAATAGATTTACTAGCTATGTTAGCTGATAACAATGACAAATTTACTTTTTTTAGTCATAGAGCAGCTATATTTACTAAATCTAGATGGGCAGATGAATAAATTTAATACAGTCAAAACTTTATTAGATAATGATGTAGAGGTTTGTAAACATTTAACAAATATCGATGACATAAGAAAAATAATTGCAAGATTAAAAACAGATGAATTTAATTATTTAATTTATAGAAACATCTGTAATTGCAATTTAAGTAAAAGACAACATTTTTCATATGAGAAAGATTGGGCAAGTGAATAGTTATACTTGTTGGATTTGTGATGGTCAATTTCAAGGTTGGCCTAACAATGCAGAACCAATATCAGTTGGTGTATGCTGCGACCAATGTAACTACGAATTTGTAATACCAGCACGATTTGGGGAATACTAAAATTTGCTACCTACAGCTAGCTTGTATAGACCATATGCTACAAATGTAGTGTCTGTAGGTAGCTTGTAGTACATAGGTTAAACTTGTGTATTACAAGCTACGCAAGTAGCAATTCATATACAACCGCCCTGTTGTATACGTACTAAGTAAAGAAGTAAGAGAGGTAGAGTTTTGAAATCTTTCACAATAATGCCTACCTTTCTTTACTTCTTTACGCAAAGTAAAGAAAGGAATCATATGGATAAAAACAAAGGTATACCATCAGCATTGGTACATGTACCTGCAAAAGAACAACAAGAATATGTTGTGCAAATGGCATTTGAACTACCAGATGTTGATAAAGAACATAAACTTACTGTTCATTTTGATGACACACAAGGATATAGTTTTCATATTTATGCATCAAGTATTATGGAAGCTATTGATAGAGCTTGGCAAGTTCTTATGGTTATGAAAGCAGAACTGGTAACTGGTTATCCAGCTATCTTAGAAGAAATTGATGACGATGATATTACTTATCATTCGTTGCATTCATTTAGGGCATTTTTGCTTGATAAACATATCATAAAAAAATGGATGTTACTTGAGCCAATGAGCATGCAAGTATGCTTATTAAGTGACGAAGAAAAACTAAAAGACTTTACAGCAGATGTAGTTTATTCAGAAATGAAAAATACTGTATCAGATGTAGAGGACTTTTTAAAAGATAAATAATACAGAAAGGAGCTAATATGTCAACAAATTGTTGGGATTTAGTAGAATCTGTGTTAGGGCAATCTCGTAGAATACTGTTGTACGGACCGCCTGGCACAGGCAAAACATACGCTGCAGTTAAAACTAATACGCCTACTGCGTTTAGTAAATCAGCAGGAAAAGAAATAGATAATATCTATCAAATCACTATGACAGAAGATACTGCTAGTGCAAATTTAGAAGGTTTTTACAGACCTAGTAGCACTGGTATGTTTGAATGGCATGATGGTATTGCAATACAGTCATGGAAAAATGGTGGTCGTTTGGTTATCAATGAGATAGACCATGCTTCACCAGACGCTATGACATTCTTACATGCAATACTAGATGACCAGGATATTGCTATGCTAACACTGAATAATGACAAGAAAGAGACTGTAAAACCTAAAGATGGTTTTCAAGTAGTTGCTACTACAAACAGTCCACCTGAATCATTACCACTAGCATTGAAAGACAGATTTCCTGTCAAGATACATGTTGATACGATACATCCAAAAGCCATGGAAGGTTTTCCAGAAAAATGGTGGCAAACAATCAATGATACTTCTCTAGTAGAAGATGCTGAGGAACGTATATCTATCAGAGCATGGCGTGAGTTCTTTGATTTACAAGAGAAAGGCTTCAGCGAAGAAGAAGCTGGCAAGCTTATATTTGCTGATAAAGCTGAAGAACTTGTAGATGCAATCACACTTGCAGCCAGTGAGTAAGGCATATCCATACCCAGAAGTAGTTACAGGTGAGGCATGGACTGTACATGGTACACCAGATAACAAGCTAAATGGTACTACAGACAATCTAAACAAGGTAATGACTGTACCATTGAATCGTGAATGCGAAAACTGTGGTATTAATCATGCTAGACAAATACGTAGACATGAGCTAGGTCATGCTAAATGGTCACCTAAAACTATGGGTAAACTTAAACCAGGTGTACGTCCAGAGGCAATACATTTGCTAGAGGAGGTACGTATTAATAAATTACTATTTGAAGCTGGATTAGGTACAACTGATTGGATGGTATGTGAAGAACTTGTTCGTGCTAGAACTAGACAACTAATTGAAAAAGGTAGTATTGCTGAATTGATTATGTATGGTTTGGCAGCTTATTCTTTATCACTTAATCCAGACCAAAACAAAAGTTATTATAATTCAGTACCAGGTCGTGAATACAAAGTATTTACAGATGCAATGGCAGATGCAATGAATGAAACAGAATTTACTACATTGCGTAGAGCAGATATTAAATATGCTCGAAGTGTTGTAGTTGCATATGTAACTAGACTTGTAGAAGGATATTATAGATTTGGTAATATTTCGTTCAGACGAGTACAAAAACTTGCTGAACCATTATCAGATATTCTAAATATGTTTCTTGATAGACCAGATGAACAAGAAATATTTGAATCAGATGATATTGATGGCGAAGGTGAATCAGAAAATCAAGATGGTGAATCAGTAGAAGAAGGTGGAATAGGTGATGGTGACCTAGAAAAACGTATGCGTAGAGCATTAGCTGAAAGAATGACATACAGCACTACTACTGAAATGGGTTATTGGGGTGATATGACTATAGTAAGACCACCATTGCCAGTTAATCTAACAGCAAGACTTAAAGCTGGTAGAGCTTACAGACCTGCTGATTTTGGTTACAATCCTAAATATATCAACAGATTTTGTATTGACAAAAAGATATTCAAACAAAAACAAACAGTACTAGGCGGTACTATTTTGATTGATGCATCTGGTTCAATGTCATTTGATGGTAAAGATATACTTGATATATTGCAGCTTTTACCTGCAGCAACTATTGCAATGTATAATGGCTATGGAAATTCAGGTTGTTTACGTATTATTGCAAAAGCTGGACATAGGGTACATGAAGACTATCTAGATTCACATACAGGTTCAGGTAATGTAGTAGATGGTCCAGCCTTAGATTGGTTATCAACAATGCCACCTAGAAGAATATGGGTATCTGACATGCATGTATTTGGTGGTAGTGGTTCTACAAATGGTTACAATTTACTCAAATATTGTTATGACATGGTTACTAAACACAGAATTATTAACCTTAAAAACATAGAAGAAGTTAAGGAACATGCAATAAAATTAAATATGATATAGTAAGGAAGTGATATTGTATGCAAATACAACAAAGTTTCCTTTCCTTTGGATATCGCAAGAAGTAGTTTAGGTAGAATAGAGTGCAAAGAGAGTTTGCAACAAGGTATTTTATTCATCATGTCAACAGTGACCTATAGTGAACACTACCTAAACTATCATCATTCATAGCTACTACAGCTCCCGCCTATCGTGTCTTCGCTCCCTAGAACCTAGTCGCTGTGACACTCTACGGCTCAAGCTTACGTTGCTATTCATTTAAATCATTGACATATATAAAAATGAATATAAAATGAAAAGTATGAAAGATGTAGAAAGCTTATTGAAAGAAGCAGAAAACGGAAAAAAATCTGCTACTTTTGATAGAATCACAGAAGAAGCTATGCCTTTCTGGCAGGGATGTATCGACCGCGTTAAATCTGGTCACAAATTAAAACCATATGTAGTTCATAGGTTATTACGTGAGCAATATGATATAAAAATAAGTGAATCAGCAATACGCAAATATTTTACGGACTTGATAGAAACGCATGGCAAAAAATAGTAAAGAAGTAGATAAGCTTATTGCAGAAGCTGAATCTATCATAATACAAGAACTAAAAGCAGATAATCTTAGATTGCTTAAACAAGTAGATAAGCTTAAAAATAAAAAAGCTGATTTAATTGAAGCAATGTTTGATGCAGTCAGAATGAATTTAGCTACATGGGCTAAACCTAAAATACCTATTCCTACTTTAAGTAAAAAAAATAAAAACGAAGAAGTAGCAGTAGCAATATTATCTGACATACAATTAGCTAAAGTAACACCTGATTATAACAGTGATGTAGCGGAAGAACGTGTCGTAGCATATGCACATAAGATAGTGGAACTTACTAATCTGCAACGTAATGCACACCCAGTAAACAAGTGTGCTGTATTGGTTGCAGGTGATATAGTAGAAGGAGAGCTTATATTTCCTGGTCAATCACATTTGATTGATGCTAGTTTATACAAACAAGTAACAATTGATGGACCAAGGATATTAACACAGTTTTTTGACATATTATTGGCTAATTTTAAAGAAGTAGAAGTTACATGGGTAATTGGTAATCATGGTTCACTTGGTGGAAGAGCACGTAAAGACTACCATCCAGATAGCAATAGTGACAGAATGCTAGGTAAAATTATGCAAATGGTGTATGAAAAAGATAAAAGAATATCATTTCATGTACCAGACAGTACGACAGAAGACCATTGGTATGCTATTGCAAACCTTGGTAAAGGCTGCAAATTCTTCGTATGGCATGGTGATAACGTTAGAGGACATTCGGGATTCCCATGGTATGGCTTTGGTAAGAAGCTGTTAGGATGGAAAGCATTAGCATCAAGAGAGTTAATGCCTGATTTTGACTATGCTATAGCTGGACACTTCCATACACCTACAACAATGTACGTAAATGACGTACGTTTATGGGTAAATGGCAGCACAGAAAGCTATAACAGTTATGCAATGGAACAGTTAGCAAGCATGGGTAGACCATGTCAATGGCTATTATTCTGTAAACCAGGGCATGGTGTAACTGCTGAATACCTTGTAAAGCTAGATAAAGTGTAGGTATACTATATATAGTATGGATATAAAAGAAAATTCTCCAAGAATAGTATCTGTTGAATACGCTGGAGTAGGTAGTAAACCTTATTTTGTTGTTAACAATAACAATGAAATTAAATTTATACCTATAGAACCAGGAGTTACTATGCTTAGAGATGTAATTAAATAGCTTATATTTTTTCTTTTTTTCGCAAAGAAAAAATATAATTATTGAAAGGAAGTTATATGAATAACGATAAACTGTTGTCTCCATTTCCAAAGGAGCTTGTAAAGAAAGCACCTGCTGGTAAGTTCGGTGATTATGTACCACATGCTAATTATGTTGAAAGATTACGTGATAGTGGCGTTCAATATAGTTGGTCTTGTGAACCAGTATATGGAACATTTAATGGAGAGAAAAGAATTGTTGGAGCTAAAGGTACCATAGCTATTGAAGGTATGGGTAAGTACGATGGCTTCGGTGATGTTGATACTTTCAAACTTAGTAATTCTAAGTTTAATGATGGTAGCAACTTAAAAGACGCAGAGTCAGATGCCTTCAAACGTGCATGTATGCGGTTTGGTCTGGGTGTTGAGCTATGGACAGGTAGCAAGCAGACAGAAGAAGAGGCTAGGGCTGAGGTAGATGAACCTGAAGATAAGGTAGAAGTTACTAAGGTCGACATGCGTAAGAAAGAAAATAAACCATCTCCTGAAGATATCAAGAAGATGGAAGCAATAATGGACAGTATCGTTGGTACTGTCGGAGAGGATAACTAATGCAATACACAATAGGACAGGTATTAGATACATTACCTGAATCAATGCAAGCAAAAAAAGCAAGTGCATACTTGTTTGAAGAGCAATATAAGAACATACTAGATGCTACTCCTAACAAATGGGTAGCTATGGATGTTGAAGACATTACTGGATTAGATAGAAAAGGAACTGAATATATAAAAAAGGTTGGTAAATACTATCACAGAGTAAAGTCTTGGAATAAAAAATATGATGATTATGAATTTAAAAACATAAGAACTGAATCTCAATTCATCATGTTTGGAAAGAGAGTAATCAATGGAATATAAAGTAGGAGAAACATTTGATACTTTACCAGAATCTATGGCTAGAGGTACTGGAGGCTCTCATAGAGCAGTATTCTTGGTAGAAAACTATGCAGAAAGATTAACTGCAGAGCCAAACAAATGGGTTGTATTAGATACATTAGATGATTTAACTAAGTCTAAATTATATACACGTGTATCTAATTACAATAAAAAATACAATAGTAAGGGATTTGAATTTGCTAGAATTGTTACTGAAACAAATCAAATATTTTTGGGAAGATATAATCCAGATTTATTAGCATAATGCAAAACCTTGATTTTATTTTATCAACTGTAACAGAAATGTGTTCAAGTGTAGAATCTGCAGAAACTGTAAGTAAAATTATTGGTTCTGCTAATCAATACGCACAGGTACGTAAGTATCCACAAGATAAAACACAATGGTCTGACCAACAACTAGACGCATACTTTGGTATGATAGAAAAGTTGGTTGATATGCCTACTGTGTTTACACAAGAAAACTTTGATAGCATGTCCATACAAGAAAAACTATCAGCAGTAGGTATAGAAACCGAAGACATAACTCCAGGCGTACAAGCTGCTGGTGATATGTTAGGAGGTATAGTAGATAAAATGGAAAAACAAAATAGTTATAGGGATGACCTTAAATGTCCATATTGTAAGTCAATGGTGTATGACAATAGAAACAATAAAAAGTCAGACAATAGTCCAGACTTTGTTTGCAGCACTAATGACCCTATAGTATGTGGTGGACATACAGGCAAATGGCGGAAATCATGGTGGTTAGATAATAATGACATACCGAAGGAATGGGGTATCCATGATGAAACACCATCTTAGTAAATAGTTGGCTAGCTGCATGTGTAATACCTGTAGTAATGAGTACAGCAAGTATGAATGAATACATAGAGTGTAGAGCAGATGCAGCAATAGTCAATCATGTAATAGAATACAAACCCCTTGTGGCTGATTATTTTAAAGAACAAGACATAACACAAGCCTTAAAAATTATCTTTTGTGAAAGCAGTGGAAAGAAAAATGCAAAAGGTCGTAATAGAGATGGGACAGAAGACATAGGTATCTGGCAGTTTAATGACAGAACATGGGCTTGGTTAAAACCTAAATTAGGTATAATAAGTGATAGAACAGATGCAGTAGTATCAACTAAAGTTGCTGCCTGGCTAGTTTATAACGATGGCTGGCATCATTGGAACAGCAGCAAAAGTTGTTGGAAAGGAACTAACAATGCATTATTACAATATAAAGAAAGGTGAATGATAACGTCAACAATCTTTACAACATGCAATGCAAAATGTGTGGTGCATGTTTTCTTACAGATTATCCATTGGTAGATTTTTGTTCGGATTGTGAAGATGATGTTATGAAAATTATAAAGGAGTTTGATGAAAGCTAATTTTGATAAAAAAGATATTGTTGATACCAACATATTTACTAATCCAGAATATATTAAGACGTGGGCAAAATCAATGCAAGATGCTTGTGGTAACGCATCAATGAAAATACCACCAGACATGGGCAAATTAAAATGGTTAATGGATAAATTTGTTAATGATTATAATGAACAATTAGGTTTATTAGAGCCTATAGGAGAGGAAGAATGAAAAACATAAATACAACATTTGCTTCAGCAGAAGAAAAATATGCTGTAACACCTAGCGATACTAAGGTAAAATGGCACGCAAAGTTAAATCAATATAAAGAAAATGCAAAAAATAAAAATACTTTTGGGGGAAAAAGGTTTTTAGGTCATACCAAAAAAGGTGCAGAGGTATGGGTTTCATATACATTAGATAAAAAAACTAAACAAATACAGATAAAAACTACACATAATCTAAACGCGCTACGAGACAATTCTGCACGACTTGCACCGAGACGCGTAACAGTAGCAAATAATACATCATATATTGGTGATTTAAATGCAGTATCTGATAGAAATCATGGTAGAGTCACATCAAAAACACTTGAATATATAGAAACACTTATGGATTTTAGTCAAATGGGTATAGGTTTAGTATCTGGTGAATGCAGTAAACAGTTGTTTTTATATGTATCTAATGCAATTTATGAAGGCGGAACAGATTTAGCTAAAGATGAATGCCGATGGTCAGATATTATGGATACATGGGACTTACCAGCAGGACAATACTTTACAGTATATTAGTCCAAAATTGTAACATATAGGTCTTAAAACGTCTTAAAACAGCAAATAGGACTATTTCTTACGTTTAATTTTTGGTTTCTGCATTCTAGAACTTGTAGGATATTCTCTAGCTAATGCTTTAAATTTACCTATAGCTCTTCTTTTATGCTCTATACTTTGCATTTTGTAAAGAGTTTCTCCAAGTTTTCTATTTTTATATGCTGCTTTTAATGTCCTATGAGCACCCGCTAACCTTTTAAAAGGATTAGTTTGGTCTAATGTATCTTGCAACATTGTCTCTTGTCTTCTTCTAGCTTTACCATATAAAGCTTTATGAGATTGAATCCTTGCTTGTAATTCTCTTTTTGGCATACTAAACGTAAGAGGGTCATCTTTTGCTGAACCTAATGGGCCAGGAAAATCTCTTTTAGGATTGTAAGGTGATTTTGCCATTACTTACTAATTTGTTTTTTTGCGTATTCTTTTACTACTACTAACGCGGCACCGCCACCTGCAATAGCTGCTAGTTGTAATGTGTCTGCTTCAACACCAACGAGGGGACTAACAGTTAAAGCTCCAATAAAAGCTTCAACAAATGTCCATAACGTTTTTTCTAACATATTTTTTAATGAATCACTCATTTTATAACTCCATGCTTCGTTCCAAGGAGTCCACCCCACATCCTTCTTGAATGTGCCATCTTGGTTTCTTTCTCTTTTATTCTTTATAAACATTAATATTTAAATCCATAATCATCAATTTTAGAACCATACAAATCAAAAGATTTCTTTTTTGCTTTAGGTAATGATGATAATACTGTAAATGCATCATAAGCTAACAATGCTGTACCAACTCCTGGTACTAATCTAGCAGCACCTTTAGCTACTAATTTTGCAGCAGCTTTTTTACCTACAACACCTTGCATGTATTTTTGCATAGAACGTGCTGCAAATTTATCTGCTTGAGCTTTAGATTGTATACCTGATTTAAATGGTTTTTCTCCAGCTTTTAAAGTATCTACAGCTGTATCTGCAGGAAATGTTTTAAGAAAACTTGTTTGTCTAGTTCCTTTAGGTACTGCACCAGAACCAGATTTAATAGGACTACCTGCACTACGAGGCACACTTTGTGTCCCCGCTGTTACATTACCTAATTTATTTACACCTTTACCAGCTTTAGCTTTAGGTAAATCTTTAGGATTAACTTTTGTAACAATTAAACTTTTACGAGCTTTTACTCTTTGTGCAGTTGCAGCTAAACGTTGTTTTTTAGCAGCTTCTTTTAATGCTTTATCTGATATACCAGTAAATTCACCAACACCTTTTACTTTTATTGGTTTGCCTGAATCGTAATATAATTTTTTACTCATTTAAATCATTCTCTTGCCATTTAGTTTAGCATTTAATGTTTTGATTTCACCACTAATCTCTTGTAATTTTTCATAAACATCTAATTGTTCAGTTGGTTTATTCAATAATTTTTGTATAGTTGTATATTCTATACTTACAGGTTTACCTTGTAGTAATTCATTAGCTACTTTTGCATACATTTTTTTATATGCAACTGTACTACTACCAACAAATCCATCTTTTGATATATCTAAATCTTGTTGTGTTTCACCAACTATTAAACAACCTGATGTATGCTCGTCAGTATTACCTGTATGAATTAAAATATAGGTAAAATTAGGTACATCTTGTACATGTAACATCCCATAGTGGGCATTTTTGTAACGTTCAGT